CTCGGCGGCGGACTCGGCGGCGCGCTCGGCGGCGGACTCGGCGGCGTACTCGGCGGCGCTCTCGGCGGCGGGCTCGGCGGCGCTCTCGGCGGCGGACTCGGCGGCGCTCTCGGCGGCGGGCTCGGCGGCGCTCTCGGCGGCGTTGGCGCGTCTTGAGCGCGTGAAGTTGAGCGTCATGCAGAGCGCGCACGAGCTCGTGCGCACGCTCCTCAGCATGACGGAGGCGGACGGAGAAGCCGCGCGCCTGGCGATCGTGGGGGTGAGCGCGTGAGCACCAAGAAGCAAGCCCGCGCGTCGGCCAAGGCGTCAGTGAAGGCGAAGGGCAAGGCGAAGCCGAAGCCCCAACCCATGCCAAAGCAGGCGAAGACCGCCAAGAAGCGGGAGCCCACGGGGTTTGAGAAGCTCACGGAGAACGTTCCTGAAGAGCCCCTCGGGTTGAACGAAGACCTCCTGATGGAGACGCGTCGGGCTGAGGAAAGCGTTCAGGCGGCAGTCCTCACCGTCGCGCGGGACGTGGACCTGGCCGGCCGGTTGAGCGCGCCCGAGTCGTTGCCCCGCGTGAGGAGCAATGAGGGATCGTGGTTCGCGCTCGACGAGCTCACCCGCATGGCCATCGCGCTGGACGACAAGGAAGTGGACGCGCAAGAATGGCCAGGCTTCGTCAACGCGAGTGGTGAACTCGTCGTCAAGCGTGGGTCGGGGTCGTTCGTTCCCCAACGCCGCATCAAGGCAGGCGCGTTCATGGGGTGGCTGCGCGGCGATGCGGACGTCGTCAAGCCCAGACAGGCGAACCTCGAAGGCGAACTCGTCGCCCAAAAAGACGGCGCAGAGTACCGCGTCATCCAACGGCCCGTTCACTACTTCGCGACGCCGTTGTACGAAGCGCGGCTCACGAAGGGCACGCTGGCCAGGATCAAGAGCACGGAGACGACGGAAGGCGAACGCCTCAGGATTCTGGACGACAAGATTCACCTCAAGAAGGAAGTGCAAGAGGACCCGGGCGACGGCACGAGGGGCGAGCACAAGCGCAAGCTCATCGCCGTCATCCTCGTCGCCACCATCGACGACGCCGAAAGCGAAACTGAAGACGATGACGGGGAGCGTGACGCCGAGTGAGCTTCCTCGGTTCCACCCTCGAAGACCCCAGTGCCGGATACCCTCCGGTCGATGCGTCGAACCGGATTGAGGCGCGCGCCTACATCCTCCGCGTGCTCCTGTACGGGCCCGGCAGGCTCGACACGGCGCTCAGATCGTTGCAAGTGCATCGGGACACTAAGGACGACTCGGAACGCGACCTCGCGCGCAGGCGCAGCATGCTCCTCTTGGAGTTGAGCAAGGAGCTTGCCTCGACGGGCGCGAAGACGAATGCGGAACAACGCGAAGCCCTCCTCGACGAACGCGTCTCGCGCGACGTCGAATCGGCCACACTGCGCGAGCGGCTCACCAACCTCGCCGTCCTCCTCGCCAACGCATCGATCGAAGTCGCGTTTGAGGAGAACCGGCTCAAGGCCGCCCGCGCCGCGGCGCTCCTCCTGGGGGGCGAGTAGATGCCGCGCGAAGCCTGCGAACTCGCCGGCCACTGGCCCCGCGCGTCCCTCGACGAATTGAAGAAGCCGAAGTGCTGCCTCGACAAGGACCATGCGTACTCGTGCATCGTGACGCCTCGCTATCCCCGCCGTCCCAACAAGTGGATGAGGCGCGCGTGGATGAAGAGCGAGCGACGCGGCACGATTCCCGAATCCATCACGATCGGGAGGCAACGATGATGCCCAACGCTCCCAGGAGCCCGTTTGGGAACTTCGTCGTCGCATGGACGGGGTACCCCGACTACCGGGGTCACGACGCGGGCGGCATGTCGTGGTGGGCCTACGGTCCACCGCCACGCATCATCCGAACCGTCCAGAAGGTCAAACAGGAGGCGCTCGCGCGTGCCTGACCACGTCGCCACCGTGCCCGGTCTCAAGCCCGGGGGTGACGCGCGCATCAGCGCCGTCGACGGCCGCGTCCACATCAGGCCGCCCGACATCGGAACGTGGACAGGGAGCCCAGAGCAGGCAGCCATCTTCGCCGCGATCCTCTTCGAAGTCGCCGCCATGGCCAGCCAACCGACGCGGCCGGAGGTGGTCCAGCGTGGGTGACACGAATATGCCCAGCCTCCTCAAGACTCCCGACCGCGACGACCCCGTGAGCCATCCACGGCATTACACGCGCGGCACGATCGAGAGCATCGACGCGATTCGCAGCGCGCTGGGCGACGAGGGCTTCGTCGCGTACTGCCGCGGCCAGGTCATCAAGTACGCGTGGCGAGCGCCCCACAAGGGCGGAGCCGAAGACCTCCGCAAGGCATCGTGGTACGCGACGCGAGCTGCAGGCGTCCTCGAAGAACGGGGTGCTTGAGCGTGGTGTCGACGGACGCGGCGGTGCTCGCGCTCGCGTGCGATTGTTGCTGGCCTCGCGTGCCGCTCATCGACCACTCGCACCGCCCCGTCCGCATCGACTATCAGTACGATCCCCCCAAGCGCGCCCGCCCCACGGTCGGGCCAGACTTCTACTAAGGTGCATCATTGTGAATGGCTCAAACTATGGAGGAACGCGCGATGATTGAGATCGAACAATTCCAACTCTTGCTCGTCGAGCACGCAAAATGTGGCTCAGCTCCAGGCAAGCAAGTGTTCGTGGGCAAGAACGGCGTGCCGTACAGGCTCGGCGGGTCCCGCCTTCGTCCCACGTCGCAGCACTATCACAAGGGCCAGGCGGGCGCGCGACTCGCCTGCAATGGCCCAATCTGGGGGGGCTTCGTCCATGCGTGACCACGCGCTCGTCTTCCTCCCGTTCCAAAGCCACTTCCACGCGGCGATTCGAGACGGCCGCAAGACGATGACGTGCCGGAGCAAGAAGTACGGAGAGGCCGGCGACGTGGTCGACTCGCCCATCGGGCCTTTGCGTTTCACGAAAGTTGAGCCCGTCAAGTTGGGCGTCGTCGCGGACGACCATTGGCGGAACGAGGGTTGCAACAGCACGCGCGACTTCATCCAAGTTTGGAACCAGATTCACCCACGCAAGCGGTTCCACGCAGACACGATCGTGTTCGCACACACGTTCGAGGTGGTTCGCGGTGGGTGAAGCGTCGTCCATAGAATGGACGGATGCGACGTTCAACCCGTGGATCGGCTGCACGAAGGTCTCGGAGGGGTGCGCGAATTGTTATGCCGAGACGATGGACAAGTACCGTTTCTCGCAGCTTGCTGCGTTCGGCAAGACGTCGCACTGGGGGCCAAGCGCGCCGCGGCACGAGACGAGCGCCACGCTCTGGGATCAGCCTCTTCGGTGGGATCGGAAAGCGCGCGCGGAAGGCAAGCGCGTGCGCGTCTTCTGCGCGAGCCTCGCGGACGTCTTCGACGAGGAAGCCCCAAAAGGCGCGCTCGACCGCCTCTGGGCGCTCATCCGCGCGACGCCGAGTCTCGACTGGCAACTCTTGACCAAGCGGCCCGAGCGCATCCTCAGATCCCTCCCGCCAGACTGGGGGCGCGGCTACGCGAACGTGTGGCTGGGGACGAGCGTCGAGAACCAGCGACGCGCGGACGAACGCATCCCCCTGCTCGTCGAAGTGCCAGCCCGCGTGCGGTTCCTCTCGTGTGAGCCCCTCCTCGGCCCCTTGGACCTCGTGGCGACGAGCGCGGGCGGCGTGCTGGGCGAGTGCATGGACTGCGGGTCGACGGGCTCATGCGACGGGTGCGACGGACTCGGCGCCATCTCGTGGGTCATCGCGGGTGGAGAGAGCGGGCCCGGCGCGCGGCGCATGAGCCCCGAGTGGGCACTCGACCTTCGCGACCAAAGCGCCGAGTTCGAGACTGCGTTCTTCTTCAAGCAGTGGGGCCACCTCGCGAACAACCCAGATCAGCAGGACGCGACGGCGAAGGAGAACGGCGGCGCCACGAAAGGCGGCGCCATGCTTGACGGCCGGCTTTGGCACGATTTCCCGCAGGTGACGGCGTGAGCGTCATCGTGCCCAAGGGCGGCTTGTTCTGTGCGGACTGCAACAGCGTCGTGCGCGTCAACAAGAACGGCGTGCCCACGCACGACTCCAAGGCTGCCGAAGGCGGCAACCACGTGAAGAACGCCACCAGGAAGCACGAGTTACGAGAAGTCCAAACTGCGAATGACGACGTCGTCTCGACGCGCGCCACGGGATGGTCAGCGTGACGGATCCCGAAGTCGAGCCGCGCGATGATGGCGAGCCGTGGGGCGGCGCGAGCAAGGAATTGCGGAAGCTCTTGCGGGAGGCGGCTGCAAAGGGCAGTGCGAGCCTCGATGCGTTCGAGGGAAAGGACTCAACATGAGGCGCTGCATCCTCCAGGGCGACGCCGTCGAGCAACTCAAGACGTTGCCAGACGCGTCGATCGACTGCTGCTGTACGAGTCCACCCTATTGGGCGCTGCGCGACTACGGGACTCCGGGCCAGCTCGGGCTCGAACCTTCATGGCGCGAGCACATGCAGGCGTTGAAGCGCGTGTTCGCGGAGGTCCACCGCGTCCTCAAACCAACTGGAAATCTGTGGGTGAACTACGGGGACACCGTCTCGGCTGCCACCGTTGGCAGCCGAGATGCCGGCTCGTGGATTGGAAAGGGACGCGCGTCGGAGGGGGCGCATCCGGCGAACGCGCCCAACAGGCTCTCGCGGGAGGATCCGCGGAAGCACAAGTTGGGCCTCGCCTGGCGTCTCCGGTTCATGTTGAACGACGAGTTGGGCTTCATCTCGAGGAGTGATGTCGTGTGGCACAAGCCCAACAGCATGCCCCTCTCGATGAAGGACCGCGTGACGCCGAAGTACGAAATGCTCTTCCACCTCGTCAAGAAGCCGCGGTACTATTTTGACCTCAACGCAATCCGCAAGCCGTACCAGAGCACGGAGGAGCACGAGTCAGGGGATGCTCGCCTCGCAAGGGGCGCGAAGAAGACCGCCGCGCCAGGGCAGAAGCCAGACAGCATCCAGCGCGCCGCGTTCAACGTGCGTGTCAGAGACGCCCACAGGGGCGTCTCTGACATGAAGTGGGGCTCACTCCATGGTGCCGGCGCGACGCCAGCCGAACTCGCGCGCGAGAGTGCGAAGAAGACGCCGCGGGACGAGGATCGCGACGCGACCACGACGCTCAACGGTGGTGGGTGGAGCAACGCGAAGCCCGCTCGCAAGAAGACGTTGGGCAAGGACGGCACGCCAAATTCTCCGGGGGCAAGCGTGCCCCCGGAGATGGGTGAAGATGGCGGGCCGGATGAGAACGGCCAGTACAACGGTCTTGGGGCGAATCCGGGGGACGTGTGGTGGCTCGACGAGGAGAACGACGCGTTGGGGAGCGAGACGTGGACGATTCCGAATCAGCCGTTCGCGGACGCGCACTTCGCGACGTACCCCGAGGAACTGGTTCGCCGCGTGCTCCTCGCATCCTGCCCGCGCCAAATCTGCACGGCGTGTGGTGAACCCACGCGCGCCGTCTACGAGGCCGAGATCGTCGACGAGCGGGGGCGTCCTCGGTCGGAAGGAGCGCGCGCCAAGGCAGCGACGGCTGCAGGCTCTCACCGAACGCCCGGTGCCGATCATGCCGGCACCGGGCGTTCGGTGAGACGCGTCAAAGGCCACACGGCGTGCGAGTGCGGCGCGGCGTTCGCTCCAGGAGTCGTGCTCGACCCCTTCGCTGGCAGTTTCACGACGTGCCTCGTCGCCGCCAAAATGGCGCTGGGCTTCGTGGGCATCGAGCTCAACGAGGCGTACGTCCAGATGGGGCGGAAGCGGCTCGCGCCGTACATGCGCCCGCTCGATAGCTTCGCGGAGGCGGACTCTTGAGAGAGAGAGAGAGAGAGAGAGAGAGAGAGAGCGGCGTATTGGCACGAGTCGCATCGCTTCGACGAACGCGCGCTTCCTCTCGCGGATCGTCACTATAACCGGCAGAAGGTTGGGTCGCCGCAGTTCGTGCCGCCGGGCCGCTGCGTCGTCTTGCTCACGCGGGACGCGAGGGCGTTGTGGGTCACGAGTTGGCCTTATGCAGAGTACGTCCGGCACGCGTGGCCGGGGGCGTGGGTGTGCAGCCTCTTCCGCAACGAAGGCACGACGCTCTCGAGCACGCTCATCCGGGAGGCCGTCGCGGTCACGCGCTACGCGTTCGGGGAGCCGCCTGCGTTGGGGATGGTCACGTTCGTGGACCCCACGAAGACGCGACGCAAGCGCGATCCTGGCCGGTGCTATCGCAAGGCCGGCTTCCGGGAGGTTGGGTTGACGAAGGGCGGCCTCGTCGCGTTGCAAATCCTGGCCGACGCGATGCCGCTGCCCCTCGCGCCGCTGCCGCGCGTCGCGTCCGACGGCACGATGCAGGTCGTCCTTCAGGAGGAGGCTTGAAGGCGTATTCTGGCAGCGAGGGCCGTCCGGTCGCCCTCGCTGCCATGCGGGAGAAGGGCATTGGGCTCCTCGTGACGGCGTACCAGTGGCGGAACCCGACGCGGGGCGTGTCGTGGATTCTCGACAATGGGGCGTTCAGTGCGTGGCGCAAGAACGAGCCGTTTCCGGCGCGCAAGTTTGAGAAGGCGCTCGGGAAGGTGCCGGCGGCTCACAGGCCTGACTTCGCGGTGATTCCTGATGTCGTGGCGGGGGGTCTTGCGTCGCTGTCGCTCTCGGAGGCGTGGCTCCCGCGGTTGCCGCACGGGTGGCCGTGGTATGTCGCCGTCCAAGATGGAATGTCGTTCGAGCACGTCGAGCCGTTCGTGACGCGCGTCGCCGGCGTCTTCGTCGGCGGCAGCATGGATTGGAAGTTGCGCAACGCCGAGGCGTGGATCGCGTGGTCGCACGAGCGGGGCTTGCGCACGCACGTAGGCCGCGTTGGCACCGTCGAGAACCTCCTGTGGGCGGAGAGGATTGGCGCAGACAGCGTGGACTCGACGAGCTGGGCTCGGAACGACTCGTACGGCAACATCGACGCCGCCAAGGCCCAACGTCGCCTCGCCAGCTTCGCGTCGGCCGAGTTCCCTTCGGGTTGAAGGGCGAAGAGTGGAGCCGTCGAACGCGTCGAGCAAGGTCACACGGGCGGCTCCAGGGGTTCCAGTGGATGTGGGGCAGGGTGGGGGGTGTTCGAAAGTGGGGTGGGGCGAAAGGTTGAGCCAGCCTGAGCGCATGCTCACGTTTCGTGCCAGCGTCGGCGCGCTCCAACGCGCAACCCCAGCCTCAGGGCGACGCAGGCACGCCACTCGCCCAGGCAACCTCTTCTCTGGGCAGTGGTCCCCCTCCAAAGAAGGAGCAGGCCTACGCGGGCATTCGCGAGCGCACCCGCGTGGATCCAAAATCGCGCAAGCGGTGTACCGGCGCCGTGCTCTTGGAGACGGCGCAACGCATCGAGTCATGGAGCGTGCTCTTGGGATTGACCAACGGCGAGGTCATCGACCAAGCCATCATGGCGTGGAACCCCAAGAAACCCATCGCGCCCGACCGCGTCGTGGCCCTCCTCGAAGCCGACCTCCGCGCACTCGTCAAGAGCGCCATCGAAGCCCACGTGGGCCGCGGTGAACCCCCACAGAGGACCACGCAAGCCTACGCGAAGGGCAAAGTCTTGCCCGGCGGCCTGATCGAGTGCGCCAAGTGCCACCAGGCGTTCGTTGACCCGCGCAAAGTCGCGCCGAAACGCGGCGGCACGCCGGGCCGCGTCGGCCGTCCACCCGCCCATTGTCAAACTTGCCGAGGAACCCAGCATGCCTGAATTGTACTGCCTCGTCCGCCAAGGAACCAACGTCCGCGTCCTCAACCGAGACGACCAACCCGTCATCACCGACAAGACCCACATCACGGACCTGCACGCGCACTACGAGAACATCATGAAAACTGAGCTCGAAGTCCTATCGCTCGACGAGTACGCAACGCGGTACACCCTACCCAGCAGGAAGGCCCACGAGAAAGCCAAACGACTCGCGTACAAAGCAGCCGAAGCGGAGGCCACAGAGTGACGCAACGCGTCCCCAAACACCACCACTTCGCCATACGCCTCCTCGGCGAAGCCTTGAGCCTGCTCGTCGTCCAAGAGCACGGCGCCCAAGCCGGACTCGAACACACGCTCCGCTTCATCGGGGGCCGCACGAGTTGAGGCCAGTTTATCAAGAGCCGATGGACGGCCAGTGCATGCGCGCGAGCATCTGCACGATGTTCAACATCCCGATGGAACTGGGACCGCGCGTGCAGTGCGATGGTCACACGTGGGATGCTGAAGCAAAACAGTTCATCTGCACCGTGCCAGAGCACAAGCGCGTCAGTCGGTGGACGGACGGCCAAGGAAACGCCCAAGAGAACGTCAGTTACGAGTGCAACAACGCGCACCAACAACACGAGTGGATCAAAGAATGGGCCGCACAGTACGGCCTCCGCTTCGCCAGCCTCCGGATGAACACGTACGAAGGCAGAGTCGGCACAAGCGACGCGAACCGCCCCCTCCCGCCAGGCTTATGCATCGCCATCGGAGGCTCGCCCCGGTTCAACGGTGCGCACGCCGTCGTCTGGGACACGCGCCTACGAGACTTTGAGCACCCGTACGGCCGCATGGTCCACGACCCAGCACCCGTCCCCGAAGGCACAAGGCCCGGACTCCAAAACGTGGACGAGTTCAACACGTTCGAAGTCGAAGACCCCAGCCTCCTCCACAAACTAAGCGAACTCCACGCCACCCCCTCCATGGGAGGATCGCGCTCGTGACGCATCATCGCCGCACGCGGTGGGCCCGCTTCATCGTCCTCCTCACCGCGGCCTGCCTCGTCCTCCTCTTCATCCTCACAGCCCTCACCGGAGGCACATGACGTGCTGCGCCACGACGCCGTTCTCCTCGCCCGCGCGTTGCTCGATGAGGTACTCGAAACGGAGAAACGACAGTCGCACGCGCTCGCCAACCTCGACAACGAGCAGAAAGTGCATCGCGCCATCGCGTTCCTCACGAACGCATTCGAGAGACCATGACGCGCCCATGGGACCGCCGGCCCGACGAGAGCGCAAAAGCCCACCACGCCCTCAGCGTCTACCTCGACCTCGGCGTCCAACGCAGTACCGCGAAAGTCGCGCGCGCGTTAAGCAAAACCAAGACGCTCATCGACAGGTGGAGCGGTCGCCACGAATGGGTCGCCCGCGCCGCAGCCTGGGACGCAGCCCAAGACGAAGCCGCACGAGACCGCAACGCGGCGAGTCTCCAAGAAATGCGGGACCGCCTCATCGCCGACGCGCTCGCCGGCCAAAGCATCGCCCTCCTCGCGGCCAAGAAGTTCTTGGAGCGGCTCGACCGGGGCGATCCTGGCGTGCTCGGGTTCCTTGACAGTGGCGACGCGAAGGAGTTACTCGAAGTCGCCCTTGCTGGCATTCGGAGCCAACGCTTCCCGGTGGCGGTCGAGATGATGGCGCGGGGCCTCGCGAAGGATATGGACGCGCCGACGGAAGACGGGGCGTTGTTTGACGAGTTCGTCGCGAAGATCAGGCAGCACGCGCCCAAGAAAGCTCTACCGAAGGAGGCGAGGGTGGAATGAGTGTGGACGCGGGCGTCGTCGAACAGTTCACAGAATGGCGCGCCGCAGAGAACGTGGACGCGATCGGCGACGCGCTCTTTGGCGTGCGCTTCACGCCGGGCCAAGCGCTCCTCGCTGGGCACGTCGCGTTCCTTCGCCACAAGCGGCTCACGGCTACGTGTCACACGCGCTTCGGCAAGACGTTCAGCGTGGGGAAAGGCCTCGCGGTGCTCACCGTCTTCGACCCCAGGCCGCTCAAAATCGCTGTGGTGGCGCCGCAGAAGGAGCAAGCCATGCTCATCAGGAACGAGTACGTCGACGCCATCCTGCGCAGCCCCGTCACGATGCGCCTCCTCGGCCTCGAACGCAAGGGGAAGGACCGCATCGAACGCGAACTCAGCCGGTCGCGCCTCAAATTCAGGGACGGCAAGCAACTCCGCATCCTGACGGCCGAACGAGACGGGAAGGGCATCATGGGCGAGGGCGCGGACGTGGTCGTCGTCGAAGAAGCGGGACTCGTGGGCGAGAAGGCGTGGCCGAAGATCGTGCGCATGCTGGGCGACGACCCCGACGAATCAGTCCTCATCGAAGTGGGGAACCCATGGGAACGCGGAACCCAATTCGAGCGCGACTGCAATGACCCCAACTTCACGCACGTCACGCTCGACTGGCGCCGCGGCGTCCGCGAAGGCCGCATCACGAAACAGTTCGTGGATGAGATGCGCAAGCGCATGACGACGAGCGAGTTCCAAATCTTGTACGACGGCGTCTTCCCCGACTCAGCCGAAGACCAATTGCTCTCATGGCAGTGGATCGACCAAGCCGCAGAAAGAGAACCGTGGACGGACTTTCCAACCAAACCCGCAGTCACGTGGGGCCTCGACGTGGCGAGCGGAGGCGTCGACTTCACCGTGTTGACGAAAGCAACCCAATGGGCGGGCCGCACGATGGCCGAACAATGCGACGAGTGGAAGTGGGACCAAGCCGACACGATGGCGACTGCCGACAAAGTCAACCGCGTCGTGCCCCCCGCAAGCAAGATCCGCGTCGACTCGATCGGAGTAGGCAAAGGCGTGGGCGACCGACTCCGCCAACTCGGCCACCGGGTCGAAGAAGTCAACGTCGGCACGAGCCCCCGGGACGAGCGGTTCGCCAAGCTGAAGGGCCAACTCTTCTGGGAGCTCCGCGAGATTCACGAGCAAGCGCGCATCCAGTACGCTCGCTACCAACCGCTCTTGACCGACCTGACACGGTACAGGTTCGAGACGCGGAACGGCAAACTCGTCACGTTCGAAAGCGACGGCAAGAGCCCCGACCACGGCGATTCGCTCATGCTTGCCGTCACCGGCGCGAGCCCAGGCACGACGACCATCGTGCAGAAGGGCGAGTCACGCGTCCCCAAACGATACGCCCCAGGCGACTTACCAGGAGTAAGCACACCATGAACGCGAGTCCCACCAACAAGACGCTCGACAACCTGAAACACCTCACCGCCCGCGCCATGCTCGGCGAATGGGAAGACGAAGCCCAATTGCGCAACCAATTCATGCGCCTCTACCGGGAAGCCGAATACGCGCCCCCCGACGGAGTCGAACTCGTCCTCCAACGCGTCGACGTGCCGCCCGCGGAGTTGGACAACACGACGCAGGCGCCGCGCCGCGGTCGCCCCCGCAAGACTGAGGGGGTCGAACTCGCGTGAAGATGCTTCGTCGCGCGTGGGCCAGCTTCGTCGAGCGCGAGTACCGCCGGCTCTTCCTCACCCCAACGTGCCAAGGCTGCGGGGCGAACCTGGACGCGTCCCTCGTCCGAGTTGCCGAACCCGTCGCGCCGGGTGTCGTGTGGATCCGTTGCGGAGCGTGCCCCTCGTGAAGTGGCCGTTCATGTTGACGCGAACGTACCACACGCACGTCGACAAGCTCAACCTCGTGCGCGAAGCGGAAGCCAAGCGGCACTCGGACGAACTCGAACGCCGACTCCGCGAAGCGGATGAGCGACGCAAACGCGACTTCTTCAAGGCCCAACGCTCGGTCAGCGAGATCGTGCGCATGGAACGCGACCGCGTCACGGCAGCCGTCCGGAGCCAAGCCGCAGCCGCACGGGGGCACGTCGTGCGGAACGCGATCCTGCGCGAAGTCCAAGACGGGCCCACGTACCACTTGACGCATCCCGACTACGCGCCAGCCAAAGCGACAAACGACACGAGCGCAAGCCTCACCGCGAGCGTGTCGAGCGCCACGCCAGGACCCACCGTGGAGGTGTGAACGTGTCGCACCCGCTCGACGCGCGCGACCCAACCGAAGGGGAGCGCGAGCGCATCGTCGCGTTGAAAGAAATCGCGAAGCGGTACTACGACGCGCTCCACGCGTACGCGGTGCCAAGCCGCGAGCGGAGCCTCGCCTTGACCAAGCTGGAAGAGGCGAGCATGTGGAGCACGCGCGCAGTCCTCCAATCCAAACCTCCGCCCGCGCTAACATCGACGAGCCAAGGCGCGACAACATCGTTCCTCGCGACGATACCGCCCCCACCACCCGAAGTCGTCAGCACGTGGTTCACCCAAGACCGGCCGGTGTAACGATGATTGGGCCCGAGCGCGAGTTGTGGAAAATGCTCTTCGTGATCGGGCTGTACGCCGTGCTCCTCACGATCGAGAACGCGGTCCGCGACGCGCGCAAGCGGCAGCGCGCGTACTTGGAGCGTGCCTGGTAATGGGAGCGGGGCCGTGCTCGGGTTGCGCGATGTGGGTCAAAACGCCAGGCACCGACTTCGGCAGAGGCTACAAGACGGGGTACTGCACGCACTCAACCATCGGGCGCATCACGAGGAGCACGGACACGTGCATGTTCTTCGTCAAAGGCAAGTTGGATGAGAACGTGAGCCTCGAAGCCTTCGAAGACCTTAGGGCTGGCATCGTGCGGCCCAAGCACGCGTACAGCGCGGGGCCCCGAGTCGTGGACACGGACTTGTTCCGCAAACGCAGCGGAGGGCTCTGACGATGGGGACGGATCCGCGGCGAATCATCGTGACGAAGACGCGCGCCATGGCGAGCAGCGAAATCGCGGAAGCCATCGGTGCGCATGGTTGGGAGCGCGAACACCTCCGCCGACTCGGCCTCCCCACGCTCACCCGCATTGCCGAGCGCCTCATTCCGGGGTACAAGCCGCAGCACGTCCTCGTCGACGAAACGGACCGCTGAACCCCGAGTGTCGGGGGGAGAGTGTTGCGAGCCACCCGCCTAAGTACGTCCTGCGCGCATTACGCGGTTCGTGGCGGCGCGTTTAAAACGGGACACACTCGCGCCGTCACCGCCGCCGCAAGTCGAACAAGAAGCGAAGCCTCCCATCGGTTTACCCCCCGCGGCGGCGTCACAATCCAACATCGAAGCGGTTCGCGCGAGGACTGGCACGAAGCCAAACGCGCCCGCGGGCGAGCGCGGCCAAACGAGAACCGCCTACGCGAGCTACCTCGGCAGGCCGTACGGGCAACCCAACCCCGACAAAGTCTCGATCGAGACGTACCGCAAAATGGAGAACGACCCCGACGTCAGGGCCGGGCTCCTCGTTCGCGAACTCGCCATCCTTGCCAAGCCGCCCGCGTTCAACTTCAAGCCATCGAACGCGGAGGACGAAGCGGAAGCCGAGCAAGGCCGCAAGATGGTCGCCTTCCTCGAATACGTGTACGGTCGGCTCAAGCCGAGTCCGTACGCGTTCCTCCGCAACCTCCTCGCCGCCCGCAAACACGGGTTCAGCGTCATCGAGAAAGTGTGGGCCAGCGAAAAGAACGAGGGCGGCGAGCCATCGCTCAAGCGGCTCACGCATCCCGAGTTCATGGGCTTCGTGTGGATCGAGAAAGTCAAACACCTCCCACCCGAGAGCATCGCCAAGAACGGGCTCGAGACGGACGAGTTCGGCAACCTCCGCGCCGTCGTCCAGAATTACACGCCCGTCACCACGCTCTCCAAAGCCAACCTCCCCGACGTCGCGCTGTCCCAAAGCCCCAACAAGTACGGCCAAATCGAGTTCACCGGCAAAGACCTCGAACGCCTCATCGTCCACACGGCCAACAGCGAGAGTGGGAACCCCTACGGCCGCAGCGATCTCCTGACCGCGTACACGCCGTGGTACTCCAAAATGGCGGCGCTCCACGCGCGCGACGTCCTCCTCGAACGAAGCAGCGGCATCGTGGTCGCCGACAGCGTCAACCCGAGCGAGAACGAGACGCTCAAAGGCGCCCTCGAAACCCTGGGCCCGGGAAGCACGCTCGTCGTGGCGCCCGGCAGCAATCCCCGCTTCCTCGTCGGGTGGGAAGGCGCCGTCAAGGGCTTCAACGAAGCAGCCGACTACAACGGCCACCAAATCCTTCGCGCGCTCCTCGTTCCGAACCTCGCCATCGGCGGCGGCAGCGGCGACACGGGCTCGTTCGCCAGGGCGGATAGCGACTTCGACACGCTCATGGCGATGTGCCGCAGCATGCAGTTGGAACTTGAGATCACCGTAGAGCGCGACTTCGTCGAACCGTTGATCCGCGCGAACTTTGGCGACGTCCTCAACTACCCCACGTTCGACTTCCCCGAGTTGCAGGAGAAGGACCGCGCCGTCCTCGCCACCATCTGGAGCGCGGCGATTCGCGACGGGTACGTGGACCCGATGACGGATCACGCGTGGCTCCGCCGCGAAATGGGCGTCCCCGAAGACGCAGGCGACTTCACGCCCAAGCCCAAGATGCGGCTCGGGCCCGATGGGCTCCCCATCGAGGACCCGAACGCCACGCCCGACGACGACAAGACGCCCGAGAGCGAGGCGAAGAAGCCCGCCGAGGACGACGCGCCGCCCAAGAAGCCCGACGAGGACGAAGAGGACGACGCCGAGCCCGCTGAAGTTCGCGCTGCGGCGGCCGAGAAGCTCGCCGCCGTCGTCGAAGCCCTCACCGAACCCACGCCAGCCGAACCCCCCCCGGAGCCTCCCGCGGGCCCGCGCGTGGAGATTGAGCGCGTCGAGACGCCAGCCATGCTCAGCTTCGCGCTCAGCCACCTCGAGGACCGCACGCGCGCGAGTCTCGGCGCCGCCGCGATGAAGGTCTTGCAGGACGCGATTCACGACGTGCCCGCCGAGCTCGACGACGTCGACCGCATCAAAGTCCCAGCCGCGGCCTTGCAGAAGGCGATGGACGCGGCAAGCGAGGACATCCTCAAGTTCGCGTTCGACGACTTCGCCAACAAGCTCGAAGCCATCGGCAAGACCGCGGAAGCCGAGAAAGTCCGGAGGGCACTCCGTGGCTGACGAAGACGAAGCCGAAGCGCTCGACACGGAAGCAGCCCTCGAAGCCATCAAGAGTTACCGCGAGTGGTCGAAGCGCCTCAACAAGATACAGAGCGAGCAAATCGCGAACACGGCCCAGAGCAGGCTCCGCGTGCGCGCCCTCCAAGCGTTGAGCCAGGGCGCGGAGCCGGACCGCGTGAGCAAACTCCTCAGCGACGACTTCTCGAACTACACGGAATCGCAACTCGACACCGTCGTGAGGACGACGGTGAGCGACTACTTCGCCAGCGCCCGGTACTCGGCTTACGAGGCGGCGGGGAACTTCGTGCGCGGCGTCCGCTTCGTGACCGTCGAGGACGACCACAGGACGCCCTTCTGCACGGCCATCGACGGCCGCAGCATCTCGAAGGACGACGACTTGTACGAGAAAATCGTGCCACCGTTTTGGTACGCATGCCGGACCATGCCCGTGCCGGTCCTCGCGACGGACGCAGCGTGGGCCTTTGACGACGATTGGGCCGAGTGGCTCGATGAGCACGCCGAAGATGACGGCGGCGGCTTCCTCGCGGGGGTCGCGTAGATGCTCGGCGAAGCCAAGTTCTGGGCACGCGTCAAGAAGACGCCCTCCTGCTGGCTTTGGCTCGGCACTCAGACGAAGCACTACGGCTCGTTCTATCCGGGTTCGACTCAACCTGGCTCGTATCCGACCGTCTACGCGCACCGCTACTCTTACGAACTCCACATCGGCCCCATTCCCCTGAAACACGACATCGATCACTTGTGCCGAACACCCTTGTGCGTCAATCCGGATCACCTTGAAGCCGTGACGCACCGCGTCAACCTCCTTCGCGGAGAGACGTTCGCGGCACGGTATGCCGCGCAGACGCACTGCAAGCACGGTCACGAGTTGAAGGGCGCGAACCTTGTCCCCGATCGCCGGGGCCGCCGCCTCTGCCGAACTTGCCACAACACGCGTCGCCGCGCGGCATACCACGATCGGCGAGCGGTGGAGGCGAGCGCCTGATGCCTCGCGTTGAACTCCGCGCGGCGCTCGTGGGCATGCTGCACGACAACCGCACCAACGTGCGGGGCCTCGTCTTGCAGCCGGGCACGTTCACGCCGTACATCAACGGGTTGCCTGCGGAAGTCGAGTTCCCCAAAGACATCATCCTCAGGGCCTTCGTGAAGCTGCGCGCGCGCCTCCAAGCCGGGACGGACGTCGTCATGCGCCTCTCGCACACGGACGTGGGCGAAATGCCCCTCAAGTGGGGCAAGGTCCGCGAGGTCAGGATCGACGCGGACAAGGGCGAAGTGTGGCTCACGCAGTCGGAACCCTTCGCTGAAATGCTCCAAGTCCTGACGGAGGAAGCGCGGGAGAAGCTCCTCCAAATGGGCCTCTCGGTCGCGGGGCCCATGCGCGTGAAGCGCAAGCTCGGCGGCGGCTACATCGCCACCGACCTTGAGGTCGACGCGATCGACATTGTAGGCCAAGGCGCGTTCCTCGGCCGCATCACGACCGACGTGCCCGCCACACTCCTCGCCATGAACAGCGCACCCACGGGACTCCCGCCTCTCCCGCCTCCCGGCGTCCTCCTGGTGAGCGTGGACGACGTCGCAGAAGACCTCTTCGCGATTCTCAACGACGCCGCGACGGCGCAGAAGTACGTCGCGGCCTACAACCTCGCAGTCAAGAGTGGCCTCCTACCCGAAGCCGCTCACCGCAAAGCGCTCGCCGAGAGCGTGACGCAGATCGTCAAGCACCAAGGAGCAACCAACCCCATGCCCGAACCCGTTACCCTTGCCGCAGAGGAAGCTGCGGCCCTCCGGGCCAAGGCAGCCAAGACGACGGACCTCGAGCAAGAGGTCGTGTCGCTCCGCGCTGCCATCGGCACGAAGGACACCGAACTCGCCACCCACAAGACCACCGCCGACACGCTCCAGAAGGAGCTCGACGCGCGCGACGCTCGGGACGACGTCGCCGCCGCGGTCCGCGCCAACAAGGCCACGCCCGCCGAGGAACCGTTCCTCGTCGAAGTCCGCGCCACGCTCGGCAAAGACAAGTTCCAGGCCATGCTGGAGAAGCGTGGACCCCAAGGCCCCCCCGCGGGCGAGAAGGGCCACGCTGGCAAGCCTCCCGTGGAGGACTCGGCGCAATCGGAGAAGCTCGCGCAAGCCGAGGCGGACATCGAGCGCTTCGGCGGCGTCAAGGCCGTCGCGAGTTCGGGTCTCCCGACGATCGACGCCGACATCGCGGCCGTCCTGCGTGCCAAGCACGCGGACCACCCGACCGTCAAAGCGCGCATGGACACGTGGGCCAAGCCCACCACGGGAGCGTGAAGTGAATGGCAGCAGTCACCATGACTGGCATCACGCTCGAAAACCCGACGACGGCCAACACGTTCAACGTCGTCAAGATCGCGGCCCACGACGTCGGCGACGTCGTCCAAGCGTCAGGCGCGATCAGCGCCGCGGTTGGCGACGCCGTCGGCATCATCATCGCCGTCGGCGACAAAGAAAGCGTCGTCCTCGTGCAAGGCACCGTGAGTGGAGTCGGCACGAACGGCGCTGCGAACGCTGGATACTGGAGTGCCGGAGACGGCACCGTCGTCGACGCTGAACCCGCAGGCGCGGCCGGCACGGGCGTCGTCCTCGTGGGCACCGGCATCACGGCTGGGCGTGCTCTCATCAACTTCGACTTCTACGAGAAGGGGGCCTGAACATGGCTACCAACTACGGCACGAACGACATTGCCATCACGACGAACGACCTCGTCAAGCGCTTCGAGCCCACGCTCGTCCAACGCTTGCAGGAGGAGGACGCGTTCTCGCCGTTCTTCAAAGAAATGCCCAAGCCCGACGGCGTGGGTCGCACGATGAACTTCGAGATCAGCGCGACATCGAACGCGGCCGACCGCCAACCCCCCCTCTCGCCCCGCCGGGGCCAGCGCAGGAAGGCGTACGAGGTGGAAGTCGTCATCAACGACAAGGAAGTGGCCTCGTACCCGATTGCGCACGAGAAGATTCGCGAGGGCCGCATTGCTGAAGCCGAACAAGCCGTCATGGACGCGACGGAAGCCCTCATCACGAAGCGCAACCAAACGCAAGGCGACTGCTTGCTCGCGGACAGCGTGACGAACGCGACGACGGGCACGCCCCAAGACCTCGCCCTCCCATCGGTGGGGCAGACGGCCAGGTGGTGGGGCACGAACGACACGCAAGCCCCGCCCGACTACGGCACGAACACGTTCTCGGCCGGCCACGACCACATCGAGACCGCCGTCACCGCGCTCACGCTCGCGCGCATTCGAGACGTGTACATGCCGCACATGCTCGAACACGGGTACGGCCGCCAAGGCTTCGTCATGATGATCCAGACGGCCGAAGAGAAGACGATCCTCGGCCTCGCCCAAACGACGGAGTCGAACCAGACGTTGAACGTGAAGCTGCGCGAAGAGTTCCAACGCTCGGGACGCGCGGGCGGCATCAACGGCCTCTTCGGGCTCGAGATCATCGTGAACGAGTTCGTCCCCTCGGGCGTCGTGGGGTTGTGGGACAGGAACCTCGCCGGCCTCCCGCAGGGTGGCGCCGTGAAGGTGACGGAGCTCTACCCGGTGACGGACACGGACGTGGACAAGAACATCAAAGCCACGTGGTTCGAAGCGATGGAGCAGTACGGCGTCGGTTGTTTGCACAAGGGTGCGGGCTACGTGGCGCACGTCGTCTAAGGCATGACGCCTGGAGCGCGCTTCGCCCGCGCGCTCCTCTTCCTCTTTCCTGCTCTCCGAGCCGTTGAAGTCGGCTGGAGAGCGATCGTGAGGATCGCGTCGTGCCTTCGAGGACCAAGCGGTTGCGGGACGCTCAAGGCGTCCCGACCACGCTCGACTTAACCAGCGCGAGCCAAGCCGCTCGCGAGTTCGTGGTCAAGGAGACGGACATCACGAAGGGGGGCCGCTTCTTAGGCTTCACCTGGCTCAAGAGCACCGGCCAAGTCGTGACGTATACGATCGTGCGGAAGGACGCGGATACGGGCAACGAGTTCGTCATCGAGAAAGCCACCGACGCAGGCGAACTTGACGGCGCGTGGCGCCCCTACGACGAAGAAACTCAAGGCAGCGACGTCGAAAAACCAAGCGCAGCCGGAAGCTCGTGGATCCTCAGGTGCTCGCAAGCTGGTGCCGCGTGCTCGTTGACACCCCTCGCCGACTTCCAGGAGGCTTAGAGCGTGCCGTTCTGGTTCGGGGGCGTGCTCAAGCAAGTCGACACGGGCGTGGACCTCGTCGAGTACCAAGACACCGCGGACGCCGCGTACACGATTCCACAACCCGGCATTCCGCTCTCCTTTGGCACGAACGTCATCGTGGGCCCCTGGCTACCAGTGGGGAACGCGCGGGGAATCCGCATCGAAACGGGCAGCACTGGCGAGATTGAAGGCTATGTTGATTGGAGTTACGACGACACGCCCGAAGTCACGCCAGCATACCCAGGCGTGAAAACGTTCACCACCACGAAGAGTGGCCCCCAATTCGCGGGTGGTGGAGACGGGCGGTTCAGCCTCCCCACCGGTGGCAAGTATTACCGCATTCGAGTCGACGTCCACGATGCGGGCGGAGTCACGTTCTTCGCGCGCGTCGTGCGCCTCGCCGCTATTGAGCAACCGTTCATGTTCCCGTTGGGCAGCCGGGCGGACCCAACGTGGGATTCGCTCGTGGTGAAGAGCCTCGGCACGGGTCAACAGCCTGATGGCGAATTCGTGAACCAAAAGGCCGACGGGCTCGCCGTCACGAGCGTTGCGACTCTCGGCGCAGGCGGAGTGTTCACGAGCCCGTGGATCGACACGGACGGATGGGCTTCCGCCGAAATCATCATCGCGACTGACCAAGTGAGTGCTACTGAAGGCATTCGAATCGAATTCACGGACGACGTGCAAGCTGGCACGCCCACCGTGCGGAGCACTCGCAATTTCACGTTCGACGCGGCTCAAGTCGTGAACGGGAGCGCCACGTACAGGTTCCCCACCGAAATTGACGGCCTCCGCGTCAAGTACACGAACGGCGGCACGGGCCAAGGTAGCTTCTTCTTGGCTGTCACGCTCCGCACGCAAAGCGCGAACCCCCAATCGAGTCTCGAGACGGACTTGAACTCGACGAACATCGCGATCATGACGCGCGGCATCATCAACGCGCGCAACGACTCGGGCACGTACGCGAACATCAAACGCGCATCGGGCGGCGGGTTTCGAGTCGCGATCAATGAGCACGAGACGAGCACGCCGATCCGCGCGCTCACCAACTTCGACATGAATCAAGCGAACGTCGGAACTTCGGCCGTCCAAATCGTGGGCAGTCCGTTGTCGGGTCGCAAGACGGTTGCAATCAAAGCGCTCGCAGGCAACAACGCGAAAGTGTACGTCGGCAAATCTGGCGTGACGACTGGCAGTGGTTGGGAGTTGAACAGCAGCGAAGTCCTCATCCTCGAAATTGACGACGCTGCCGCCGGCCTTTACGCGATCAGCGTGTCGGGCACGCAACGCGTCTGTTGGGCGGAGGTCGCCTAATGATCGTGACCACGCAAGACGGGTTCACTCGACTCTTGGGCGAACGCCTCATCGGCGTGACCCTATTCTACTGGCCCCAACTCAAGGAACGCGATCCTGACGTCTCGTACGACGTGATTGCGCATACTGTGAGTCGCGATTTCGTGTTGGGCCGGTACGCAACACTCGCGCGGGGCGAACAAGCGCGAGACGAAGCCATCAACGCCATCGCCGCGAACGTGACGGATTACGCCGCGCCGGAGGAGTAACGCTTGGTCACGCGGCAACGCATCGGCACATTCGGCCCCCCCGGATCAGGCGGATGCGGAGGACCCGCCCCCACAGGGAACCTCAACTGGGGACCCGACTTTGGGGAAAGTGCTGGCAACGACGACACGACTTGGCGACTCGGCGTGAACCTCGACATTGCCACGCTCGCGTTGGAGCACACGAAGACCGTGGGCGTCATGCACACGATGCCCGCACTCGCGCTCACGAGCATCGTGGCTCAGCCTCGCCTCATTGGAGGCGAAGTCCTCGTCGCACCGTTCGACCAAGGCGACATTTCGGGGTCCCTCACGCTCGACCGGAGTGGAACGGGCAACCACTTGACGAGCGCGTTTCCCGAGCAAGTCGTCTTCGGTCCCCAATTGTACAGCGGTGGGTACACCATCTTCGGCACGAACCCGAACCCCAAGTTTGAGAAGACGTCGCCAATCGGGTTGCCCGCGAGCACGCTCACGGCGATGGGGTGGGTCAAAGTCTTTGGAGTCGCGCAAGACACGGGCGCAGTCAGTACGAAACTCGTCTTCGGCGACACGTCGCCGAATGGCTCGTGGGCCGTGGGCATCAGGTACGATAGTGCAAGCGGGAGCCTCAGGGCAACATTCGAGATCGTGAACGGCAGCGGCACCCTCATCAGGCTGACGGGCACGACTGCCCTCCCCGTCTCAGCGGTCTGGTATCACGTTGCGGGAACGTACGACGGAACGAGCTTGCGCGTCTACTTGAACGGCGTCCTCGACGGCACGCTATCATCCGCCGGCCTCGCGCTCGCAACGAGCGGAGTAACGTTGTATGCCGGCTTCGACCAAGGCTCAGCGTCCTTCCCGACTTCTATCGACGAGGCTCGCGTCTACAATCGCGTGCTCGACGTCACTGAGATCAACCTCGTCGCGTTCCAACCCAGCATTGGCCTCCGAACAGACGCGCACTTGACGATGCCTACCCTCGCGCTCGCGCACACGAAAACAGTGGGCGTGAACGTGGACTTGGAATCCCTCGCCGTCGTGTACAACGCGCTGGGCGTCGGCGCGAACGTGGACCTCGAAGCGCTCGCCGTTACCTACAATGCTCTGACGGTCGGCGTGAACGTGGACCTCGAAGCGCTCGCCATCGTGTACAACGCGCTCGGCGTCGGCGTGAACGTGGACTTGGAATCCCTCGCGTTGGAGCACACGAAAACAATCGGCGCAACCGTAACCATGCCTGCGCTCGCGTTGGAGCACACGAAGACCGCACGCGTCCATCTCAGCGGTTCAGTCCTCGGGGCTCCGTTCTGGCAAAGCGAAGGGCACTTCGGTACTACTGCCGCAGGCCCCACGAACATCACTTGCGACATTCCACCTGGGACACAAGTCGGGGATTTACTACTCGCGTACATCGCTGCATCCAACACCACCACCACCCCCATCATAACGACACCGTCAGGATGGACAGACATCAGATCGGACACGCTCGACATTGCCGGTGGGGCGGTCGTCAATATCGTAGTCAAATCGATGTCCAGGATTGCCGACGGCACCGAGGGGGCCACCAAGACGTTCACGGTGTCAGGGGCCACGAACATCACCTCCGAAATCCATCGTCTCAACGGAGTCCACCAGACAACGCCAATCGACGCGCACGCCGGAGCCACGCTCATCGCCACTGCCATCGATCCAGACCCAAGCGCGCCTGCCGTCACGACAGTAGCGGACAACTGCATGGTGTTCGCTTATCTGGCGCACTACCACGCGACCGTCAACCAGACTCATACCAGTCCGGCGAGTCATGTCGAGCGAACCGATTTTGAAAGCGACAACGCGACGACGGGTACCGTCTTGGGATCGACTTCGGCCACGAGAGTTTTCGCCACGGCAGGTTCGCAGGCTGCGGTCGAGTTCAACTGCACGGAAACAGTCGCCACAGACGCCGTCATGCAAAGGATCGCTATCGCGCCCGGTTCTCTGGTGGTGGCAGCGTGAAGACGGAACGCCGCGTCAACTTGGGCGTCAAGATTGAAGGCGACGCGTGGCTCACCCTCGCGAACCCGACCAAGACGATTGCGCAAGCCGTCGCCGACTTCAAGGCGAGCCCGCAAGGCCAGGCGGCTACAATCCTGGAAGTCGACGAATCTACCAACCGCGTTCGACTCTTCTTCGACAACTCGAAAGCCGCGGTTTGGGAGGAAGTCTACGTGTGCGACAAGTGCGGAGCGTACTCGCGCGTCGAAGCCATCACCGTTGAACATGAAGCATCGTGCAAAGGAGTGAACTAATTTTGGCATCCATCGTCGTCTCAAACGGCTTACAGAGAATTGGCGTACAGTCGAGCCAAGCCACCGGAACAGGCGTCACGTACAGCGCGACGCGCCATATCCAAGTGATGAGCGTGGACGATGGCACCGTCGCGTTCGCAGCAGGCCACACGGCGCTCAACTCGGGCGGCGCCATCACGAACGAGTACGACCAAGCATTCGACAGCACGCCCACGAGGACGAACCAGACCATCACGCACATCATGACGATTGGGACGGGCAACGGGAACTTCACGATCAAACGAATCGCGATGCACGACAACGTCGTGGGCAGCGTCGACGCGACGACTGCGACCCTCGTTTGTGGCGTCGACGGCCAAACGCTCGGCAAGACGAGCGACTTCACGCTCGCCATCACGCTCAACCTCCTGTACACAAGCGTCTGAGGACTCACCATGACACGCCTCCTTTCCATGATTCCAATGCCCAAAACGCCCAGCGGCGCGACTACGTTTTGCACGATCGCCATCGCGTTGACGGCCGCGGCGAGCGCGAACATCGTGTACGGCATGCAAGGCGGCGACCTCACGATTCCCCGTGCCATGTGGACGTTCGTTGGACTCGGCGCCAGTTGGGTCCTCATTTACGTCGCCAAATGCCACAGCCTCATCCTCCCCAGCATGCCCAAGCGCGCGCCCGAACCGTTGGTCCACGACGTGACGGACCTCGTCACCGAACCCGACGAAGTCCTCATCCGCACGCCGTTCCGCAAGAAGGGGGACGAAGGAGCTTGACGTACCTCGTCCGCGGCACCGTCACGGGATTCGATTACGAGCTCCTGTCCGGAGCGAGTGTAGTTGTGAAGAACCTCCGCACGGGCGACTCGAAGACGCTCACCGTGGCGGATGCGGGCACGTACTCGACGGACCTCGACGTGGTCGGCGACTACCCGAACGGCAAAGCTGCGGGGGACGAGGTGAGCATCAGCGTGACGCACAGGGGCCTCACGAGGACGTGGAAACGCCGCGTGCGCAGCACGGAGATCGAGCAGGACGCTTGGTTCACGCACGGCACGTGGCGCGGCACGCTCACGCGCGCGGGCCTCCTCGTGGTCGACGTGTTCACGAGCTTCACGGGCACGACCATCGAAATTCGGGATGGCCTCACGCGCGACGTGGTCGAGATCAAGAAGAATGGCACCGTCCTCGCTTCGTCGGCGTGGGCGTTCGCGAAGCCCAACACGATCACGCTCACCGCTGCCGCCGTCGCGACGGACGTCTACGAAGTCAAGCGTGCCATGGTGCGCGGCATCGACGCGGCCAAGGATGCAGTCCTCAACGTGGGCGACGCCGAAGTCAGGAACGCAACGGCCAGGCACTACACGACGCCCCTTGGCCTCGTGCCGGAACTGCGCGACATTTCGGAAGCACTCAGCGCGGCCAGGCTTCGCGACGAAGCGTACACGAGGGGCGACAAGATCGACAGCGACGCCAAGACCATGCGCAGCGAAGCCACGCGCAAGTTGAAGGAGATTCGGCTCGGCGAGCGCAACCTCACCGACGAAGAAGGCGCCCTCGTCACGCCCCAAAACCAAGCCGTCTCAGTGCCGCAAAGCACGACGCCCACCCCCACGAGGCGCTTCAGCCTCTTCGCCGACGAAAAGGTGGACTTGTGACGGTCGAGATCCGGTTGGAAGTCCGCAAGAACAACTTGCCCCTCCTCACGCCCATGGACCTATCGAAACCGTTCGCCAGGTTCGCGACGTACATGCACGGCGAAGTGGACGAGATGTTCGAGACGGAAGGCGCGTCGCGTGGGACGCCTTGGCCGTACCTCGCGCCAAGCACGCTCGCGAAGAAGTCGCGCTTGGGCCGCTCCCTCAACATCCTCGTTTTCAAAGGCCGCATGAAGAGCAACTTCGGCGTGCTCGACATCACGCCGGACGTGCTCGTGTTCGGCGTGCCGGACCACGTCGCGCCGCAGGCCAAGTACCACGATTCGGACGAGCCTCGCACGAAGTTGCCCAGGCGCAAGCTCATGCGCGTGACGCCAAACGACCTCGTCACGATCGAACGGTTCACGGCGGGCCACTTCGAAGCCACCGCCGAAGGAGGCTTGGGCGCATGACGCACGTCTCGCTCGACTACGACGTGTGGACGGAAGCCGCGTACGAGTACGTGCGCGACCAACTCCGCGCGCACGCCACCGTCGGCATCAAAGGAACGAGCGGCACGCGCGTCATCGAAATTGGCAGCCCCCTCCTCGCCGAACTCGCCAGCGACCCCGAATCGCTCCCCGCCGTGTGGATTACGCCCGACAACGACGATCAACGCGAATCCCAAATGGCGGAAGAAGGCGTCTGGATCGTCCACAACATTCGCCTCCAATTCACCGTCTTCACCCTCATCGCGCCAAGGTCCAGCATGGAAAGCGCGGACCTCGAAAAGACGCACCGGCAGTACGCCGGCAAAGTGTACTCCGCCATCGGGGGCCTCAACGAAGCGGGCCGCGCCGCGAGTCATTGGCGCGAGTTCACGCCAGACAGGGGCGGAGTCCGCCGCGGCAGCCTCCAAGTGGACGACGCGCGCGTCCTCCTCGGCAGCACCATCACTTTCAATTTGATTCGCGACCGCAAGTGGGTAACCTGAAGGAGAACTGACACACCATGGCCGTAGCCACCTATGTGGGCCGCGAGGCGGTCCTAAAAATCGACACGACCACCGTGGGCGTCGCGGAGCTCGCGACGTTCCGCGTCAAGGACACCGTCCACCGCGTGTACGGCGTCGGCGAGGGACCCAACGCGACGGACCTCAAGGAAGACGAGCAAGACATCACGGGCTCGCTCAAGAAAGCGTACATCGGCGCTGTGTTCTACGACGCGATGAAGCGCACCGCGAACGGCTACAAGACCCCCTTCGACGTCGTTTTCACCGTCTTCGACAAGACTGGCGCGGGCCCCACGTACCCCTTCATCCGCCTCACGTTCACCGGATGCAAGACGGAAGAATGGGGCATCGAAGTGCCGGCCAAGGGCGGGATCCTCGTCGAGGACATCAGCCTCGTCGCCAAGACGTTCACCCGAACGACCGGGAGCGAGTAAGCGTGGGCAAGATCCTCGGCAGCGAACTCCGCGCGCTTCTTGGCGAGGGCGAGAACGTCACGCTCCCCAGCGGGCGGAGTGTCCACGTTCGGCCGTTCACGTTCGCCGAGTACGCGCTCATGGACCGGCTCGAGCCCGACGTGCTCGCGCCCGTCGAGTACGACGGCCTCCGCTTGTTCGTCCTGCTGCATGCCGATGTGGGCTTCGAGGTCGAAGGCGCAACGATCGAGGAGAAGTACGCCTCGTGGAAGACGGCGTATGGGCCCGAGCTCCACGCGGCGCTCGAAGGGGTGAGGCTCGCGGTGGAGCGGGCGAACGCCAAGTTTCGACACCGAGAGCCCGTCGGGAGTGGAAGCGTGCCTGACAATCCTGGGCTGGCTCAAGCTGGGCTTGACGCCGAGGGTGGTGCGTGAGTTGACGCCCGCCCAACTCGACGCAGCCACCATTGGTGAACTGCACCGGATCAGCATCGAGACTGGGCTCAGCATCGACTCGATCAAAGCCATGGCGCACGCGAACCGCCCATCCACGCGGGAAGACGCCGACCGCCTCGCCGACTTGTACGAGAAACTCACGGGAGGCAAGCCGGTTGGCTGAAGGTGCGGACGTCGCGCTCACGATTCGCGGGCGCGACGAGTACAGCGGCGTCGTGGCTGGCGCGAACGCGGGCATCACGAGCCTCAACACTGGCGTCTCACAAAGCTCGCGAGCCCTCGGCAGCCTCGGCACGCTTGCCAGGAGTTCAGGCACGCTCTTGCGCCTCGCGGGGGCGGATGCAGCCGCCGAGTTCTTGTTGGTGGGGCAGCAGGTCGCGGTTGCGACGCGAGCCGTCCTCACGCTTGGGAGGGCGGCACAAGCGTTGCGCGTGTCGCGCACAGCCGCGAGCGTGGTGGGGCCAGCAAGCGCGGGGGGTGCGGCGGCTGCGAGCGCGAGCGCGCCCACGGCTGCTGCTGGGGCTTCGCTCCAGGCTGGCGCGGTGGCTGCTGGAGCCACGACGCGGGCCGCCGCGGGCGCGAGTGCGGCTCAACTCCAGACGGGCGCCAGCGCGGCGGGGGGCAGCATGCGTGCGGGCGGGGCGGCGGCTGCGGCGGAGTTGCGGGCGGGCGCGGCTGCGGCAGCCGCGACGCAACGCGTCAGCGCTGCGGGCAGCGCCGTGTCCGGAGCGGGCGCGTTGGCGGGGCGTGGCGCGGCGGCCGGGGGTGGCGCGTTGGCTGGAGCCGGCGCCTTCGCGTTGCCGGCCCTCGCCCTCCTGGCTGGTGGGTTCTTGGGAGTCCAACTTGCCAAGGGCCTCAAGGAAGGCCCCCAAGGCGGGCCCAGCGTCACGAATCACATTACCGTCACGGGGGCTGGGGGCGGCCCCATTGAGCAACAACGCCTCGCGGAACAGATCGCGCGCGAGGTCGAACGAGGCATGGCCTCGCGGAGCCGTTTCGCGGACTCGGGGTAAAACGAATGACAGCGACTTTGACGGACGCAGCAACCGGAGACAGCGTGACGCTGCGCGTCATCTCGGGTGGATCGATTCGCATGCGGCACACGGCCCGCGTGCCAATCTTGGACACGCCGGGGGCGGCGGGTGACAACGTCCAGTTCCTCGGTAGGAAGGCGCGCGTGCTCGAAGTCAGGCGCGGCGTCGTGTACGCGTTGAACGCTCCCACGACGGAAGCCACGAAGCTCGCATTGCTCAAGAGTTGGCATGATGCGGGCACGAACCTCACGCTCGTCACGTCCACCGAGGCCAGCCTCATCGTCCGATTGACGAGCCTCATCGTGGTGGAGCCGATCAGTCCGACGGGGTACGAGTTCGACCTCGACGCCGTCGACGTCGGGTTGAACCCGAGTGGGACGGGTGGGGGCAGCGTCATCATCACGCCCAGTGGCCTCAGCGTCTCGGGACCCATCGTGCGCACCGTCGTTGCTGCGCCCGTGGGCTCGCTCCTCGTCCAAGCCGGCGTCGTCGCGCGCACCGTTCTTGGCGCGCCGACTGGTAGTCTGAGCCTCGCGAGTTTCGACGGGAGCGCAACCGTCGTCACAGCCACGGGCACGCTCGACGTGGGCGCAAGCTTCGACGGCTCAGCAACCGTCGTGGCAGTCAACAGTGCAACCGTAGAGGTGACGTAGAATGAAGACAGAACCGGAGAAGCGAGTCGTCGTGCAGGCACAAGGCAAGCTCACCATCGCAGCCACGGAAGGCAAGGCGACGGTCGTCGGCGTCAACAAGGCCATGTTGGAGGTGAAGTAGCGTGCCCACAATTGCTCCCGCGCCCCTCCTCACCACGCTCAAAGAGTACAAGCGTCCCATGCCCGTCGACAAGAAGCACCACCCCAACGTGCCGCCCAACGCCATCGGCAAGGCCAGGGGCCACTTGGGCATCATGGAGTACGCACGCGGAGACTGGAACCTCCAAACCTACTCCCGCACGCCCTGGTCGCTCATGACCAACAAGTGGCGACAACACGCCATGCGGAGTCTCATTTGGCGCACGAGCAGCGTCATTACGATCGGGTCGTGGACCGCAGAAGATGGGACGAGCAACACCGTCCAACAAACGCAGACGTCCGCGTCTACATCATCCGTCCTTGCTGCATTCAAGTTCAACGACGGCGTGTCCGGAAACGATCAAGTCAAGTTGAAGTACGGCAGCAGCAGCACGGCCACAAGCGGAACGCACGACGACATCCAGACGGTCATCGGCGCGATGTATGACGCTGGAAGCGTCGCCTACGACGACACTCTCTTCCAGATCAACGCAAGCGGCAGCCGCGTCCACACGGAAGCCAACGACACCATCCGCGAGATAGCGATCTTCGCATCCTACATCAACACGAGCACCACGCGCAAAGACTTCATGGTCGACCGTTCCCTCCCAACTGCAACCGCCGTCACGACCGGCCAGACCGTGGCAATATCCTACCAGTTTCAGTTCTGAGGCGGGGGTCTAAGCGTGGTCGCGATTGGGCGTAAAGTCTTCGTGACGCACGTCTTCAGCCCGAGCCCCACGCCAAGGACGACGCGCGTCGTCCTCGCGGCGACCACCACGACGATCACCATTAACACGAGTTGGGTGGGACTCGGCGTCGTCGCGGGCGACGTCGTCCGACTCATGACTGGCACTCGCAAAGGCGTGGCCGGAATCGTCGCGAGCTTCAGCACGGTGAATACTTCGAACGACACGATCAACACGACTCTCAGCGTGGCGCCCAGCGTAGGCGACTCGGTCCAAGTTGATCCGCCCCGGACTGCGACGGACGTCACGCAAGACGTGTTGAGCATCGAAGCCAACGACGCGTTGGGGGACCTCGTGCAAAGCGCGGTAGTCACGCTCAGCAACGCGGCGCACCAGTACGAAGGCAAGTTCCAAGTTGGGGATCCCGTCGAAGTGTGGATTGAAGACGGCGACGCAGACACGAGCGCCGTGACGTTTCCAACGAGCACGACGGACGACGGCGCCAGCTCGAACGCGAGCCGGTGCTTCGTGGGCAGGATCGACAGCATAGAGCGCGACTTCGCGCCCGAAGGCCAAGTGTTGAAGCTCGCGTGTCGCGACTACGCGGCGGACCTCCTCGACTTGCCGTACTTCGCAATCTTCCTCGCCAGGCCCCTCATCTACACGGCGAGCTTCACCGTGGGAACGAGCGTGTTCGAGACGGCGGTCGTGGATCTCAACGCGACGCGAGGCACGCTCAAAGACACGGCGGCGGGCAAGCCCACGTTCGCCAAGACGGACCCCGACGCCACGCCAATCACGGCCGGCATCACGGCCGTCGACACGGGATTCGTGGGCGAGTCGTACTTCGACGTCTTCGCCCGCATCGCGAACGCCCTCGTCGACTCGACCAACGAGCCGTACAAACTCGCCGTGAGCAGCTTCACGTACAAGCCCAGGAGCGCGACGCCTGGCAAGCCCACAATCACGCTCCAATCGAAGACGGCGCTCGCGACGGCCTACGCGCCATCGTGGGCGCTTACGCAAGGCACGACCGTCCTGAAGGCTGACCCGATCAAGGAGGGCACGCGCGTCAGGAACCGCATCAACCAGTTTGGAGCGCTCAAAGACGACGTCCCCGCCACATTGACGTTGGAGCGCGTCGCGAGCGGCGTCAACGCCGACGGCCTCGACATCCTCGGCACCGACAGGTACGGCCGCCTCGAAGGCACGAGCGAGATCCGGGGGTACACCGACAGCGCGCAAGTCCTCGCGACAACGCGCAGCGCACTCCAACAAACCAGCGCCGCTCGCGAGCGCCGAACCATCCGACGCGTGGGCATCATCGAACCAGGCCGCCGCGTCGCCGGCGTAGGCGTGACGGCCACGATGGCCGACGCAGGCCTCAGCACGCCCACGACGGTGGGCATCGTGGCGGCTCGAACGCGCTTCGACGGCTCAGGCTTCACGACAGACTTCGACCTCACCCACATCAGGCCCGGATGGGACAGGCTCCTCGCGCCACCCACGAAGAGCCTCGCCGTCTTACAGAAGGAAGTCTGGAGCAACTACTACGCATACCGCGTCGTAGAGAGCGGAGACGACGCGATCGTGAGACGCGCGTACCCCACACGGTTCGGAGTCACGAGCGGCGACGCGGCCGAAGAAGTGCTCTTCACGATCGCCAACCCAGGCCCAACCCCAAGCGAGTGGGACTTCAGAAGCATCAAGTGGTTCGACGGCCGCTTGTTCAGCTTGTGGATCAAGAACACGGCCAGCAAACGTTTCATCCTCAAGACCGTCGACGCAGTCACGGGCGCCGTCCTCGGCACGACCGCCGAGGCCGACCACGCTTTCGACAACAACAAACTCTATGCGTTTGACGTGTACCGCCGCGACAAGAACGGTGACTATCGACTCTTCCTCCTCGGCTCCTATGTCATCGCGGCCACCGAGTTCATCGCTGCCCAAGAGTGGCTCCAGGATAGTGACCTCACGACAGCGCCGACTAACAGTGGATTCGGCATCGTAGACGACGCGGCCTTCGCCTTCACCGACGTCAGTGGTCTCTTCGCGCGCGTCGACGCCCCCAATGGTCACCGTTGGCTGACGTTCTTTTTGCGCACTGCAAGCGAGTTGAACGTCTTCACCGGTGAGGTCGAAGGAGCATTCGGCCTCGACATCTTGAACACCGACAACCTCGCCGCGACGTTCAGCGGCATCAAAGGATTCTCCTGGGACCGAGGCGAGTTGACGTACTTTGCCGGCGACAACTCGGATGCATCAGGCATCAAGTTGTACGTCGTCAGGAATTGGGAGCGCGGATTTGGTGTGCGCGAGATGAGCAGCACGAACGCAGTGGGGACCGTCGCGTTGGAGATGGTTCCATTCGCCATGTTCTATTATTGAGTCGTCGGCCGGCGCGCGCCATCCACGACGAACAGAATGCCTACCACGAGACTCACTAAGCTCAATCCAGCTTGTAGGCCGATTGTGTCGGCGATGCGGTACGAACTGTCTCCGAACTTCGAGACGAGGACGAGGATGCGGGAGGCCAACCAGGCGGCGAGCATGAGGCACGCCAGGCCGACGAATACTCTGGCGACGCGGGGGAGACCACGCATGCGCCCAGAGGACACGCACTGAGGCTAAAAGGTTCACCCGCGAAAGGGGCATGGGTTTAAGGCGGCCACGCCTCAAGGCGCTTATCCGGAGTCGGGCGCGGGCTCGTGATCCTGGCGGTTCGTCGACGCGTCCTCGGGGGCGGCCGGCTTCTTCTCTTTCTTGCGGCGGCGCGCGCGGGGTGGGGCTACGAATGGGGCTGGCGGGATCATGGAGTCGTGCGTGTTGAGCCACGCGTCCCAGTCTTCGTCGAACCGCCACGCCGCGTCCGTCTCGAGGACGGGTACGGCCATCGTGCGGCACTCGATCCCAGCGGCGTGCTGGAAGGGGGGCCGGAGCGTCGCGTAGTGGGGATCCGATTTGGCGATGCTGCGATCGTGGATCGAGAGGCAGTACGGCGTCGTGTGCCCGTCAACGACGGCGGCAAAGCGCACGCCCCTCACGAAGTCGTTGGCTGCGTCGTACGCGGCGTACCGTTGGCGCGAGAACACGGCGGGCACGGCGTTCGTGAGGTCGCTGGGAATGGGTTTGCCTTCGGCGTCGAGGAGCAGCCGCATGAGGACGCGAGCCGCGTCGGCCTCCGCTTGAGACTGCGCGTGGCTGACGCGAAGGCTGAGGATGCGCCACGCGACGTCGTTCGTGCTCGCGCCTTTGGGCAAGACGGCGCGCGCTTCGTCCGCCTCCTCCTGCGTGACTTCCAAGTTGAACTTGCGCTTCCCCATGCGCGCGCGACGCGGCGTGGGGAGCTTAGAGACTCGCGTCCTGCGCGTGGGTGCGCGTGGGGGTGGGCCCCCCACCTTGTTGGCTTGCTTGTTTAAGCATGGTGGCACGGTTACATGTCCCAATTCGAGGCGAGGATAGTGGCACAACCGGGTCGGGAAGTGTGGTTAACCAAACCCGCCCGAGACCCCCTCCAACACGCGTGCCACTTGACTGGCGTGCGGCAACCAAGCGCGCTCATCGAAGCAGCGCTCAGGGAGTACGTGGACAAGCGTCGAGACCCCCGAGCGACCAAGTAGACTCGGACACGCATGGGGTTCAACTCATGGCCCCGCGCGCGCATACCGTCTTGCCCCCACTCTTGGGGGCGGAGAATTCTCATGGCAGAAATCATCACGGACGGAACCCGCTCGGTGACGAGCGATGACGCGAGCGCGCGCGACTACTCGGGACGCGGAGGCTACGGCTACGGAGGCCACCCGAACCACTACGACAACGTCGTCGCGACGAGCCTGAACGGTCGCGCGGCTGAACTCGCGGTCGAGAAGACGGGCGCGGCAACCATGCTCGGCATCCAAGTCGCGGCTGGTGCGCTTGGCGTGCAGAACGAGAAGACGAGCGCGGCATCGCTCCTCGCGGTCGAGAAGACGGCGGCGGCAACGCTCCTCGCCATCTCGGTCTCGAACGCGGCGACGAACCTCGCCATCGAGAAGGTCGCTGCGGCTGCGGAGCTTTCCGCCGAGCGGAACCGCAACGCGATCACGATGCAACTGGCCGAGTGTTGCTGCGAGCTCAAGGAACTCGTCCGCGCTGAAGGCGGCGCGACGCGCGAGAAGATGGACACGAACCGCATCCGCGAACTCGAACTCGCCCTCGCCCGCGTGCCCAGCCTGCCCCTCGCGCACCCGTAGGTGAACAAGCGTGTGCCGTACTTGTGGGTGCAACTCGACGCAGCCTCTTCCGCTCCGCGTGGGGCGAAGGAGTAGCGGCGTCGTCGCGCGGTTGGAGCTCGCACTCCTTCGCGCGAACCTACAACTTGCGGCACAGGGCTCGATCATGCCAATCGCCGCGCCCGCCAATCCACCGGCGAGCGCGGCCCCCTCTCTTTCCGTTCCTTCTTCACTCGCGCAGGCCGCACCGGCACGGGACTCGACCGCGCTCGTAGTCCCCACCGACGCGAGCCTCGTGAAACGCGCGCTCAACAAAATCGGCTTGGGTTGACCATGCACGGCACCGAACTCGTCGGCATCCTATCGAGTGGCGTCGGAGCCGCGGTCTTGTACCGGCTCGCCGTCTACAACGCCACCCGACGCCGATAGGCGATCTATTTCATTTCGCGGAGGAACGCTCTTGCTTCTTCTTCCGACTCGGCGACGACTTCACGCGTCTGCCACACGAGCACACGCCCAAACAAGTAAGACGCCTTCAGCGTGATCCTCACAAACGCGCTCCACGCGAACACGTCGCGCATTGGAGACGCGCTTCGCCGGGTACGCGAATTCGGAGCATGCGCGCTCCACACGCAGGACACGCCGCGCCACCCGCGCCCTGACGCTTGACCCACGAGGAACGATTCCGTGACTGCGGGCTCACGTCGATCCCCCCGCGTGCTCGCGGCACGGGTGCGTCGGGCTCATCGAGCAGAGGACGCAAGCCAGGTTGCGGAGACCGCTTCTTGACTGCTCACTCGGCATAGTAGCATTCCTCGCACAGGTACTTGCGTTTCGTTGCGCGGAAGGACGCGCCCTCTCCGTCGCAGGAGTCGCACGTTTCTGAGGTTTCCGCGTCGTCCTCCTCGATTTCCGACTCGATGACCGGACTACTTGACGGTGGGGCGTTCAAGGTTCACCCTCCTCGTCGGGGTCGAGCCGACGCGCGGCGACTTCGAGGAGCGCCGCCGTCATCGTACCCTCGACGCCACGGAGACGCTTGTGCGCCCGGAGGTGCGCCGCTATCTCCCTGTTCGACGCGCGATCCGCCCACTCCTGCGCGGAGCGATCGTACCCCTGGATTCGGGGGCTACCTCGCGTCTCATTCGGCAAGCGCGAACCCCTCCCCGCAGTAGTGGCACCCGCTGTGGTTGCCGATCTGGTAGCCCGCGCAATGGAGCGCGTTGGGCCCGCTGCCGTTCTTCGGACAAGGGCCGAGGCGGTCACTTCCTGGCTGTGGGTTGCTCATGGAATCCCTCCGCGGTTCGGCCACGCCGCGAACTCGACTCCCAGCGCGCGCTCGGGCCGACCGAGAGCGATCGAGTCAAGTGGCACTTCAGCGAGGTTCGCGCGCAACGGGACGAGCACGCTCTCGCCGGCAGCAAGAGACGGGAGCACAATCGCTGCGAGATTCGCCATCTCTCGGCCAGGCGCGCGGAAGATGGCGACGACATCAGACACGGGCGCTTTGTGGCCCGGCCCCTTCCAGCAACACGGGTACGCGACGCTCCCCGCGACAGGCTCCGCCGCATGGAGCATTCCGTACTCCCACGAGCACTCGGAGCAGACGTACACGCCCAGGAGCAAGCTCGGACGCTCGATGAGGGCACTTCCTGTCATCCGTCACCTTCCGCAAATCTTGCTCGCCACGTTCCGCAAACGCAGCGCGACCAAGCGCGAGCGTCAAACTCTTCGTCGGAGAGGCTTCTTGATCGCGGGCTCATGGGCACCATGCCTCTGCCGTCTCGTGCAGTTCGTAGGGCGCCCCACAGATGCCGCAGACCGCCAGGCGATTCGCGGGCTCGAAGGTGGAGCGTTCGCCACGACTTCCTCGCGACGGGGCGCTCATGCGGAAACACGCTCCTTCTTGCACTCCGGGCAGATGTAGCCGGTCGGCGTGTCGCCGAGGTCGGCCTTGCGGAAGTTCCAATCGCAGCCCTCGCACCGCTCAACGCCGCTGGCGATGACGAGGCCTTCCGCCTCGCGCTCGGTGAGGTTGAAGTGTTCCTGAACGTCGCTCTGGTCCTTCGTCGTCCCTTCGAGCCAGCGACCGACTTCAGCGGCGGTGGGCCTTCCTTTCTTCTCCGCGCTCATCGCCGCGCCTCCATGACGAACGCCTCTTGGGACGATGCACGACGAGCGAGTATCTTGAGCGCGCGGACGCTCGGGACGGTGACGTGCGGCGTCTCGCCGTAGTGGCTACTCATTGAAGGGCCACCTCGATCGCACGCGCGAACGCCTCTATCGGTTCTCGCTCCTGCGGGCTTTCTGAGGCGTATCCGTCTCGGAGAAGTGCCCTCATTGTATCGAGGACCGACTCAGCAACGAGACGCCCCGCGACGACTCGGACGATCGGAGGTCTTCTTGGCGGCTCAGGCGACGGCACGACGTTCCACCCCCTCGGGAATCGGCATCGAGACCTTGCGGCAGACGAGGTCGTATGATGCTCGCGCCGCGCTCGGGTAGTGCTTGCCGTAGGTGAGGTCAGGACGGACTCGCGCCCAATCTCCGCACTCGTGGCACCTGACCCACTCGCCTTCAATGAGGGGACTTCCTGGCGGTGGGCTCATGGTTGGCACCCCAGCATCTCGTGACCGGCGCTCGGCCCAAACTTCCCGCAATGATCATGGGCGAGATTGTGCGCTCGGTTGTAGCAGACATAGCCGCACGCCCTACAGACGAACCACGGCTTTTCGAGGCGATGACTACCCGACAGAGGGCATCCCTCCGCAGATGTGGGTCATGTAGATGGGAGTCGCCAAGCCTCACGCGCCTCCCGTTGGCGGCGTGACGCTGACCTTGGCTCCAGCGCGGTCGAGGAGCGCGAGACCCTTCTCGGCCTTGCGCGCAGAGTCTTCCAACGCGAACTCGCCCACGTGCGCGCCATCAACGTACCGCAACCCGAGGCTGCGAGGCGCGGGATCAGCCGGACGAAAACCCTCCGCACGCACGATCCACCCGTGAGCCCGCGGCGCGACCACGTTGCGGGAGGGCGCGTCGTTGAGCGCGCGTTGGAGAGCCTCACGACCCGCCGCAATGACAATATCGAGGTCATCACCCGGGTGGACGGCCATTTTGACGTAGGCGCTGGCGGTGTCGTTGCTGTACGGTTCGGGACCGGGCCGCTTCCGCTCAGCCCCCATGGTCAACTCGATCAGTTGGATGGGAGACGCCCCCTTGCGTGGGCGAGAGCGGCAAGAGCCGCCTTCTCAGACGCGGCTCTCGAAGGCGTGGGAGGGGGCGCGTCGAACGTGGCGGCTTCCGCGCCGAATGCGTTCACCGCGCACGCCCGGCACATGCCGAACTCTCGGTAGCACGCCTCGTCTTCGTGGGCGACGCGTCGGCCGCACCCGCCACCGCACTGGCCGACAGTGTCCTCGTGCGCGCTCGCAACGTGGAACGCGACGACGTCGAGAGGAGGATGCGGTTGCCACTGGCCAAAGACCAATTCACAAATTTGGCCGCAGCACGGGCAAATGAGATCCTTCACGGAGCGAGTCGGCAGCAGGGTCGCGAGCATGTGATTGCACTCTTCGGCTCCTAATAGTTCGGCTCCTAAATAACGGTTCGGCTCCTAACCACAAAAAAGTAGGCTCCGAACGTTTAGGATGCGAAGCCCCTTATACGCCCTCTGGATTGCATGCGCTCATTGAGACTCCAACGCTACGTGAGCCGGACAGTCGCCGGCGAGAAGTATTACAAGTGGGTCCTCAACCCCAACTCGAAGCTCATCGAAGACGCCGGCTGGCAAGAGGGCGACGAGATCGACGCCGAAGTCAAGAACGGCCGCGTCATCCTCACCCGCAAGAGGGCATGACCATGCCCCATGCCACCGACCTCGGCCCCGTGCTGGCCCTACGCCACACGTGGGCGCATCGGTTCTGGTCGAATGTAGAGAAGACACAGAGGTGCTGGATCTGGCGCGGGACACATACGCGCAAAGGCTATGGCCTCTTAGCCATCGGAGGGACGCAGTACCAAGCCCACCGGCTCGCTTTCGGTCTCCGCAAACAGACGCCGTCCATCGATCTAATGATTCTCCATAACTGCGACAATCCGACGTGCGTTCGACCGGCCCATCTGCACGAGGGAGACGCGAAGATGAACGCGCATGAGGCACATCGGCGCGGCCTCGTGGGCAAGCGCCTCGCCAGCGGTATGATGAAGCTCCGAACCGCACGAGTGCCTGGCGGATGGGGAGAGCCCGACCGCTTGAACTATCAACTCACGATCCCACTGCGCCACGTGCGGGCCCTCGGATGGGAAAGAGGAGACGAACTCGAAGCCGTCCGCACCAAGGACGGGATCGCACTCCGCCGCAGGAAGGCGTGAGCCCCCATGATCTCCATCTCCGGAACGGTGTGGCCGTGACGCGACCAAGTCGATGGGGCCGCTTCTGCTGCTGGATGGGTTGGCACAATGGCGCGGCGTCGGGGTTCGACGGGGTGTCGTTCTCGGGTCGTTGCTCGCGGTGTGGGAAGCGCGTGCTGCTCGACTCGCAGGGAAACTGGTTCGAGGTGGCAAGATGAAAGAGAGGCCTATCTACGTCGTGAGGTTCGTTCGCGACACCGACGTTGAGGCCGAGTTGAATCGCTGGGACTATGAAGGGTACGACCTTGGACGGGTTGAGCACCTTGGATCGTGGAGCACGACGGACAAGGACGGCGACGTGCTCGACAGCGGCGAGCGCTTCATGCTCATTTTCCGGAGGCGATCCGCGTGAAGGAAGGAGGTGGTGGCACGCCGTGGGTTCTCGCGAAGCCGCTCGCCGACGACCTCTACGCGATGGGCTCGCGCCTGCTCTCAGGAAAGCGTCTCTCGCAGAAGGACGCGACCGCGCTTCACGCTGCGGCCGGCATCCTCCGAGCCGTCGAGCGCGCGCTCATGGACTGAGCAGCGCCGGCATCTTGTAGGATTGGGCGACGATGTCGCGGTAGAACCTATCGACATGCATGTAGTGGGCTTTCGAGCCGCTGATTCTGTCGCCGCGTAGGACGTCGATGTGGAGGTCCGTCGCGCCGAAGGCCGCAAGCGTGGTCGAGAAGAAGTGGCGCCACGATCCCGGCGTGATGCGCTCCCGCAAATCGGTGGCTTCGACTCGCTTCTTCCACGCGTCCCGCTCCGCCGCCGTCGCGCGCGTCTTGGATAGATGGCGCATGGCGGCGTCGAGGATTGACTGGACTTGTTTTTCGTGGTACGAGGTCCCGCTGATGTCGCCGGGGAAGAGGGCGCCCTCGTTCCACGCGAACCCCCACTTCGCGAGCCGATAAGGCATGTAGACTTCGCGCAAGTACGCCAAGAACTCGGCGTCGATCGGACTGATGAGCCCGCCTTTGAGCTTCGTGCTCCCGTCCCCGTTCTCGGCAAGCACCTTTTTCTTGACGCGGGTGAAGTCGGCGAACGCGTACCCCTCCGGGTCCGGAGTCAACACGCCGCGTAGGTCGTCCGCGTCCAAGAGTAGCGTGTGCGCGGGGCGGCGTCCCCATTTGGCGAGCGCCATCACGATGGCGACGTCGCGCGGCGAGCGACACCACTTGAGCGCCCACAGGATCGCGCGGGCTTCTTCCACGTGGGGCGCGTACTTCTTCAAATCGTCCGACCGCACGGCCGCGAGCTTCGAATGCCGCCTGAGGACGAGCTCCACCGGGTTCGTCGCCACAAGCTCGCGCTCGCGGAGATGGTCATAGAAGGCTTTGAGCGCGCTCAACTTCGCCCTGGGCCCCACGCTTTGGCGCTCGAACAACGCGCACGAGGGCCCACACTCGGCTGGCAAGCCGGGGCTCAGGGGAAACACGCCGAGCATGCACTTCACGCGCGGCACGACCTCCGTCGTTGGCGTGAAGTTCGTCCACTTCTCGTGCGTACAATGGAGCAAGAGGCGGGCTTCGTACCGGCGCACGTCACTCTGCGACGCATCCAAGAGGCTCTTGGGGCGCAACATTTCTTCGAACTCGCGCGCGACGTTCGTGTACCGCACGCGGACTGCTTTCGAGACGCCGCGTTCGTGTTGCCAGTCGTGCAATATTTTCTCGTTCGACGGGCGTTCATTGCGCGCGGCTGCCTGAACGAGGCCCGAGGCGTGGTTCGTGGTGCTCGTCGTGAGGAGGGCGACGGCGCGGGCGATTTCTTCGGGTGAGCCTTCGAACGTGCCGAGGGCCGGATGGACGTAGCGCACTCCCCCACGACTCCCCCGGCGTTCAAGTCCTCCCATGGATGAGCAGGGGTCGCGACTCGGGCCCATCGTGTTGTGCTTCTCCGTCGTGGATGGCCGAAAGTGCGCGCGGGGGGGTCGCGCGCGTCGGAGGGATGGAACGGTACTATCGGCGATCCCTTTCGGAGACTCTTAATACACGTCATGGATTGTCTGAGTCGCGACCCTGCTGATCCTCGCCAACCCGCCGGAAGCGGCGTGCTACGAGAACAGCGGTTCGGGCGTTTTCCAAAGAACGCCCGTGACCGCCGAATCGTGACACGCCGATTGGACTCCAAGCGTGGCGGCGCCAACTGGCAAACGCGCTCTGATAAATAGCGTTTCGCTGGCCTTCCGGCGCTTGTACGAGGCTCAAGCAGGCACGACGGGTGCCTCCACATGCCAACGCCTCCCGAACCCCACGGCCTCCCCCCAGACGCGTTCATCATCGCGACCGAGCAGGATCTCGCCGAGGCCGTCGAATCCTGCCGCCGGCAAGGCTACGAAGCCGGCATCTCACAGTCCCCCTACTCGGACCGCCTCGTGGCCTGGTGGAGGCCCGCAAAATGACGCTCCTGAAGGACGAGCGCCAAATCGACGAGGCGCTCGATCAACTCGTCAGCATCGAAGAACGCCTCACAGACGTGGCCTACGATCTCGCCGCCGCCGACGCCGGCAGCGCTCGGGACGCGGCTCTCGCGCGGTTGCGCGAGATCGTCGACGAGCACCGCACCGCCATTGAGCACGCCACTCATGTCGGGGCCCTCGAAGTTGAGGCGTCGCCATGAGCGCGACGGGGTCCCCAGCGTCGAATATGGAGCAAGCCAAAGCGTTGCTCCACGTTGCTCGCCAACGCCTCGTGAGCGCGCAAAGCAAACTCGAACGCAGCGCGACGCGCTTGCGCCTCGACGCGGATCCACGCGCCGCCACGGCGGACGACCTCGCCACCGACGTGGCCGCAATCCTCGCCAAAGTCGCGGTTTTCCAGAACTCGATTGGAGCGTGACCCACTTGGGCACGCTGTTTCACGATGACTCAGCACCGGGGCAACCACGGTCGCATCCTCCCGCGCCCCCAGAAGGAGCCCCGGTGCTTGCCGTTCAACAACGCCAACAGTGGACTCGCGCGCACGAGTACGTTGCTTCCCTCCAAACTTGTGAATGCGCTTGTGGATGCAACTCGAAACGCGATGCCGGCGCTGTCCTGACGTCGTGCTACTGGTGCCAGAGGGGCAAACACTGGCTTGTAGAAGGCAAGCGTCCCGACTGGACGCCACCACAAGCGAGTGCAACCACGACGATCGCCGACCCAGCAGTCACCCCCACCCCCACCCCCTTGAACGCCACTGGAACACAATGGGAAGGGAACAACGCCGCCGTTGAAACTCACAACAACACTACAACTAACAATGAGGATCAACGAGAGAGGAGAGAGAGTGGAGGAGAAGAACAGGGGTCTGGGTGGTCGTCGTGACGGAAGCGAGCACGACGAGAACCTTCAGTTTTCCCAGTAGTCTCGCGCCCGACCTCGACGAGATCGCGAAAGAATACGGTTCGTCAAGCGCGGTCTTCCAGCACCTCCTCAAACTCCTCATCGACGCGCGCCGCGCTACCGGCAAGACGCCAGACGCGACGACTCTTCGGCATCGAGTCCAACAAGCTGAAGCCGACTACCGAAAAGCGCGCTACGAAGAAGCTCGTGCTGAGCACGAGCGTTGCCAACGCGTCCTCGCCGAAATGACTGCGCAAGGCCCCCAAGTTGAAGGTGGAGTCTCGGCCGAATCGATCATGGTGCGCGAGTACGCGCGGTTGGATCACAATCCCAAGCTCCGGCTCGAGTACCTCGCCAACAAACATGGGGTCGCGCTGGAGGACCTCGAGGAGGCCTACGCGCGTCACCGCGCGCAAGCTGAGGCGATCGAACGCGAGCAACGCGCGAGACTGCGCGCTCGCCGACCGGCGGAGGCTTCACCTTGACGAGGAAAGCTCGCGCGAGCACAAGCAACGCGGTGCCTGCGGCTCAACAGGGAGGCCGGCGCGGTGTGGATGTGTGCCTCCATTCGGACTCGCGTCACGCGAGTGAAGCTGAGCCACCCCAGGCGAATCCTGCCAGTGGCCTGTGCAGGGCGTGCGAGGCGAAGGCGTTCGGGGGCGTGCAAGGTGCTTGACCGGCTCACCGTTGGAGAAGTCTTCGCCGGCATTGGAGGAATCGGCAGGGGCCTCGAAGCCACCGGCGGCTTCCGCACCAAGTGGCAAGTCGAGATTGATCCCTACGCGGTGGGGGTCCTTGAGCGCGAGTGGCCAACCGCCGAGCGCAGGCGAGACATCCGCCGCACGGACTTCAGGAAGCTCCCCAGCGTCGACGTCATCGCGGGGGGGTTCCCGTGCGTCGACATCAGCACGGCGGGTAAGCGCGCGGGAATCTCGGCTCCTCGGAGTGGGCTCTGGGCGCACTATGCGCGAGCCATTCGCGAAGCTCGACCCAGCCTCGTCATCGTGGAGAACGTTGCAGCGCTCCGTGTTCGGGGACTCGATCGCGTTCTCGCAGACTTGGCCTCGGTCGGGTATGATGCGGAGTGGGATTGCGTACCAGCTTCCAGCATCGGCGCCCCTCACATTCGCGACCGCATCTTCGTACTTGCCTACCCCCGCCGTCAACAGTCGGGGGAACAAGACGGATTCTCCTGGAGCGAAGGCCGATCCTTCGCTCCAGGAGATGGCGCGCACGGGCAAGTTCCCCAACCCGACGTTTCCCACGGCGACGGCAGCCGACGCGCGGGGCCCCAAGTACTCGACGAAGATCACGAAGAAGGGCCGCATGCGGCTCGTTCGACTCTCCGGCGACGGCGCCGGAGAGTCGAACGGGTTGATGCCGACTCCGACGGCGACGAACACCAAAGCCGTCCACCAGAGGGGCGGCGGACCCTTCGAGGGTCCGCCGAGCAGGACGTATCTGCCCACGCCCAGCGCGGCGGACGCCAAGCGCGCGTCGAGCTATCAGCGGGGGAACCCGAGTCTCCCCGCGGCGGTCCTTCCCGAGCACACGCCGTGGCCGACGGCGTGTGCTCGGGATGCGAAGGGCCCCGGTTTTGGGGGCCAACTCCCCAACGCAGTCAATGGTGGGAGCCTGAACCCGGATTGGGTCGAACTCCTGATGGGGTTTCCAGTGGGCTATACCCGGTTGCCGCGTGGGAGCGTGGCGTCCCCCGCACGACGCCACCCCGCACGACGCCGAAGCGCGCCGATCGCCTCCGATGCCTCGGCAATAGCGTCGTCCCCCAAGTCGCGGAGCACGTCGGGCGGCTCATCCTTGCGGGCCTCGCGCGCGAAACAGGGAGGAGCGTAGCGTGACGAGGAAGAGTCGCGCGGCCTTCGTGCCCAGGGGCAAGGGCCCCAGGCCCATGACGGTCTCGTACGCGTGCGAGGCATGTGGCTTGCGAGGCGTCGTGACGGGCGGCCACAACCGCAGCGAAGCCAGGCGTAGGCACGCGCGGAAGTGCGGCGAAATCCTCCGCTTCGTGCCAGTGGGACGGGTGAAGGCGTGACGCACCCCCTCGCGTTGTCGGAAGAAGAGTGCGAGCGGCGCGAGCAAGCCATCGCCAAGCACGGCATCATTCAAGGTGCGCGCGTGCTCGGCATCGCGGAGAGTGCTCTCCGGGCCTTCACGCACAAGCGGCATGGGCCCAAGCGCGGACGGTTCAACGATAAGGGTCGATTTGAGGCGTTGCGCGAGAACGTGCAACTTCATCGCGACCTCGCCGAAGCCACAGCGCTCCTGGCCCAATTCGTCGCAGGCTGCGAGAAACGAGCCCGCCTTCCATTGGCCTTTCGGGTTGCGTACGATGCTTCAGTCGCGTTCCTGCGCGGGCACTCGGACGAATCGGAGGAACGCGCGTGAGCGACGCCGAGGCGTACCACGACGCCAGGCTGAGGATTCCGGATCAGACGCGTCGCGTCCTCGCCGCCATGACTCCGCGCGTGGGTCACTCGTGGCCTGGCCGGTGGTGGACGAAGACTGCCCTCGCCCAAACCGTCTGTGGTTCGCCGCATGCGATGAGCGCGCGCTTGTCCGACCTTCGACGCTTGGGGTACGTGGTGGAGAAGCGGCACGAGGGCGACGGATTGTACCTTTACCGGCTCGCGCGGCCACCCGCCGCGCAGCCCCAAGAAAGCCCGATGGGAGACTTGAACGCATGACACCAAAAGCACTACTCGTGAAGCCACTGGACCTCGAACAACTCCACCTCCGGCAAGGTACGGGCACTGACGTCGAGCATGGCGTCTGCGTCATGCAAGCCGTCGCCTACGTCGCGGGCGAGGACCTCACGGATCACCCCACCTGCGCGAGCCCCTCAATCTCGGGATTCCTCCGCTCTTGGAACGACGGCATGCAGGACTCGGAGCGCCAGAGCCTCAAACAGTACATCGAACCCCTCGTGGGAAGCAAGGGGAGCGATTGGCTGGAAGTCGCGCGCGCGTTCAAGGCCGTCGATTGGAGCATTCGCGTGCGCGCGGCTGCTTTCCTCGAAGACGCAGGCCTCATCGATCACGCGACGAACCTCCGCAACCTCCACGAGATCAAATCGCCCAAGGACCTCGAAGCCGTCGTCACGATCGTCTCGGCGGCGGGCTCGGCGGCGCGCTCGGCGGCGCGCTCGGCGGCGTACTCGGCGGCGTACTCGGCGGCGCGCTCGGCGGCGGACTCGGCGGCGCGCTCGGCGGCGGACTCGGCGGCGTACTCGGCGGCGGACTCGGCGGCGCGCTCGGCGGCGGACTCGGCGGCGTACTCGGCGGCG